CGGATACAGGAGTGTTATCCATCATTTTTATACAGGATAATGCCGCATCGTATCGCGGGATTGACAAAATTACTTTGTATTATTTCCCTTGATAAAGCGGGCTTTAACGGAAAACATTGTAGACAATAAATTTAGCCGCACCCGATGCTGTAGAGCTACCGATATCAAAGCTATCCAACGATGTGACATTAATGCTAAATACAATGTTGTAATAGTATCCCGCAGCCCCAGGAGCCACAACATCATGCTGTGATATAACATCTGCCTGAGGCGGTAAAACAACCTGCATCCCGGACACACCGTAAGCCCAAAAGACACCACAACACACCGTTACAGTGCCCGTCCATCCGGAGGAGTCTATTGTTACCGTAAATGGATCGTCTTTCGCGCTATTGAGTATTTCAGCGGATATGAGGTGCTTTCCACTACTAAAAGGGTAGACTGTATCAGCACCTGCCTTTTTATACCCTGGCTGCCCATCCGCGGTAATGCCAAACCGGCAGCCCCCTAAATTCTGATTTAAAAATAGCCCCTGCATCGCTGCAAGGGCCACCATCATGCATACATCAATTTTCCTTTGGCCTCCGGAATTTCCCGCCCCAATTCTTTGGCAGTTTCAATCCATTCCGATATTACCACTTCCACATTTTCCAGCGCTTCTGCCGCCGTGGCTCCATCTGCCATACATCCAGATAGTTCCGGAACCTCTACAAGAAATTTCTGGTCTGCATCTGACCAATATATAATTCTCTCATATTTATGCATGTATTACACCTCCAGATGATATTTTAAAATTATGTTCCTTACCTGTTTTACCTGGTAAGGCTTCGCTTTGTTTCCGTCAGGTTGAATATTAATGATTACCTCAACCCCTTCTTTCCAATAAATAAAATGGTCTCCCTTGACTCTGCATTTAAAGCCCAGCACATCAAGTATTTTTTGCAGATCCGCAAATTTTATATTTCGATCCTGTGTTCCGCTCATGATGGATTGCATGAGTTTTTCGATATTTGCCATCGGTGGTATCTCCTTTCATTTGATACCTCAATTATACATTAATATTAATGTATTGTCAACACATTTTTACATTAATATTAATGTTTACATTCCTCCGTATCCTCTATATATTTTATTAGATTCCCCGGCTGCATATCCAAAAGTTTGCAAATTTTTTCTAGCGAAGCTATTCCTACCATTTCTCCCTGCCTTAAAGACTGTATAGCATTTTCACCCAACAATTTCTCCTTACGAAGCCGAGCGGTATTATATCCCGCTTCTTTTAAGCTTTCCAACACATCAAATTTATATACAAACATTTTAATCACCTCCATAGAATCCCATTCCATTATACCTTATGTAATGTCTTTTTTCAATTAGTTTACATTATAAATAATGCACAATTCAAAGTAGTATTTTTACATTATTTTTGGTGTATTTTCTAATTGAAATTACATTATTTTTGGTGTATTATGATTTTAACAACAAACACATCACATCGCTCAGCGAAAAGCTGGGAGAAAGAAGGAATTATGAAGACTCTAAAAAAATACGACAGTTTTAACAGCAGACGTTATGGAAATCCTTGGGTGGCTATTGTATCCAAAGATGGTAAAATCGACTTTACCTGCAAAATAGGTGGTTATACTGGAGCCTACAACAAAGGCGAAGCCGGAGAATTGTACGTTTCTGATCCGATAGAAGGTGCGGTGTATGCCTATGGTCAGAAAGACTTCCGCGGTAAAAACGGCGGTTATGAATATGTCCAGTATATCGACGGCCATTTTATGCCAGTAGACAAATCTAACCTTTCTTTAGCACTGTCTAATAAAAAATAAATATTATTGCTGTCCTATCGGCATAACGGGGATTGCATAATATTATACGGCTGGCCCGCCGTCTTAGCTGCGGGCAGAAGGAGAAAGCCATGAAGAAACTTGCATTACTCAACACATCCATCCTCACAACCGCGGGAGTCTATGAACTCACGGACATCTCGCTGGAACAGGCCCGTCAGATGGTTGCAGATAATGCCGACAACCTTGATTCCGCAGTTGGACATCAGGCTACAGCGGATATTATGACCGCACTGCTTGGCATTGACATCCCTGTCAACCGGCAGTTGTTTTTGCAGGAGATTGGACAACAGGCACTTGTTTTCAAGCTCAAGGGGCTATATTATATCATAGCCGCCTTCTTTAAAACAAGGAGACTCTATGATTTACTCCGAAGTATTAAGTGAATGGTTTGAACACCATATGGTTGAGATTGAAGAATCGACAGCGTACAACTACAAAAAGACTCTTCCTTATATAAAGGATGCCTTAGGCGGTTTAGAAGTTGAAGAAATAACTGAACATATAATATATGAGTATGTACAGAGTTTACTGCATAGCACCCTTGCGTATTCATCTACTCGGGTATACTGTAAAGTGATTAAGTTAAGCTTGCGGTATGCTGTAAGACGCGGTTACTTAAAATTTAATCCATCTGATGATGTTAAAATGCCAAAAAAAATCAGAGCAGAGATTAAGGTTTTCCAGAAAGAGGAAATCCCACTTATATTATCTGTAGATGGCCCCGATTGGGTGAAGAATGGTATTGTTATTGCATTCCGTACTGGAATGAGACCAAGCGAAATATTTGCCCTTGAATGGAATGATATTAACTTTCAAGTAGGTTTTATTTCTGTTCAACGAGCAATTTCACGTGCCAATTCAAAAACTAAGATAACTAAAACTCCCTCTGGTGTAAGGCGCATTGATATAGACACTATATTGATACAATATCTACATAGTCTGTACTGCAAACGCAATCCTTACAACAAATATGTTTTTCCAGCGCCTCCACGAAGTAAACGCGATTATAGAGTCCCCTGGAATATTTCAAATGAACTTCACGCTATGTGTGATAAAGCCGGCATAGAATACAGAAATTTTTATGCACTCAGACACACTCATGCCACGTTACTCCTCGAAATGAATGTGCATCCTAAAATAGTTCAAGAGCGCTTAGGGCACAGTGATATCAAAATCACAATGGAAATATATAGCCACGTTACTCCAACAATACAGCAACAGGCTGTTACCGCGATGGAAACAATCGCCATGTAAGGAGGGGATTTCTCCCCTCCTTTTTGTGCGACGTCGCAATTATACTTTCCGGAGCTGGCCTGTCCGGAGCAGATTAAGCATATGCGTGTTTTGAGGTGCTGTACCAGCATAGCCGGCAATACCATTCGCCGCCGCAATCTGCACCCGATGCTGATAGCTTCCATCCTCCCCGATGCTCTCAAGAGCCTTGCTGATGGACGTTCCATGCCAGATATCCTGCAGGTAATATTCCGGGACCTGCGTCTCCCAGAAAGGGATATAGCATACATTCAGGTCCACCGGCCCTGTGATACCGTCCACGCGTCCCTTGCTGGTGTATTGCCAAGCTACCAGCGGCTGTGATGGAGCAGGCTTGTACTTGTCCGTGGGCGGATTATCAGCCAGAGCATAGTATCCGCTGCAGGGATAACGAGCTATCCAAAACGGGCAGGAAAATGCATCTGTATCAAATACGCTCTCCTCGTAAAAACTTTTCCCTGTGTAAATTCCAAACTCATATCCAGCGCCGATAATAACATCCGCTGCAGACTGTATCAAGCCTGTCAGGACCCCCTTATTGAGAGCGTGCAGGGAATTGTCCTCCACGTCCCACCAAACACGGCAGGAGAGGCCATAAGCGCGTAACAGGGACACAACCTGCTGAGCCTCCTCTACTGCCTGCGTGGGAGTGAGAGCATAAGTGTACTTATAGACCTCAAACGGAATCCTCTGTGTCCGGCAGCCAGCTACATTGGCAGCAAACTGCTTGTCCTGTTTTCCCGAATGCCGGACAGACCGCAGGACAGCAAAATCTACACCGGCAGCCTTCACTGCAGACCAGTTGATTATTCCCTGGTTATCTGATACGTCAATTCCTTTCCACATAGTTTCATCCTTTCTTTTTTAATTAAAAAAGGAAGGGGATTACTCCCCCTCCACATGTTCTGCTTTCAGTGTAAGAATCTCTATTGCCTTTTTAATTGCGGAAGGAAGAGGTATTCCCATCAGACCAGCATTTTCTACTATAGATATTAGCTCATTAGCTAAAAAGCCAATAATTACAGCGTTACGGATATAATCTACACCAATTGCCAGATCTAATCGGTTCGCGACCAACACAACGAGCAGTGTCATTCCTTTTCTGCACAGCCCCTTCCATCCAGCGCGGCTTTCCAAGGCTCCATTCATGCTTTTGGGACTCTGCTTAAATACCCCAGCCACGAGAAGTCCTGCTATGTAATCGATAGACATAAAAATAACCAATGTAATCAAAGCGCTGTCCCATCCTCCAAGTAAATACGCCATTCCGCTACCAACAACTCCTATAACTGTACAGATTATTTCCTTGATTCCCTTCATGTTTTTCCTCCTATGAATGTATAATGTGGTCTTTCCCTCTCCTGCAGATTGGGAAAGAATTTATGGAAACATCTATAAAAAAGATACCGGATCCAGTCATCCAGAATTATCCCGGCGGCCGAAATCGGTATCCATAATAAAAAGTAGTACAAGCATATCTGGCCCAGCAAATTAAAAGGCAGGCCAGAGTAGTCCCAAACCTGCCATCCAAGCCATAAATTAATGATACATCCCACAATAAATTCCAGCACTGTTATTATACAGGCGCTTATGACGGCCTGCCAAAACAACGGCATCCCCCAGGGAAGGATATGCTCATTAAGTAGTCCCATAATTACAAAGCAGCCACCACCCAGGTAGAACATGGTCCAGTGTGTCCAGCCCCGCCATAATATCTCGATCCAAGTATATAGGCGGCCACCAATAAGAAAAAGAATTGTCTCCATATAATTACCTCGCCTGAGCTGCAATCATCATCTTAAGCGGCTTACTCTGGAATTCCTCCGGCAGCTCCATTCCATATACGACAGCGGCTACCTCCTCTTTCGTTTCCAGATTTCGGATGTAAATACATAAATCTTTACAGTATGTAACATGCCAAGTAATAATATTTTCTGCATCGGTAATAATGCGTGCCATGTCTGCGTTTGAATAAAATTTGCAATGTTCTTCCTCGTTGCTGTTGTGCCACGGGATTTCTTCCTCCCCTGCAGCAACTTTGCTTTGTAATCCCATTAGCATAATCTTATCGTCTATTGATAATGTGAAATGTTCCACCGTGCCGTCAGTCAGCGTGACATTTATGCCGTTCTGGATTGTGGCCTGCTGCAGCGCATTCATTTCCTGCACTTTGGCTTCCCTTACCTCTTCCAGGGTCGGCTCGGGTGCCGGTTCCGGTTCGGGAGCTGGTTCCGGTGGAATCCATACACTGCCATCATCGGAAAACTGTATTCCCCCTTCTATCTCTCTATATATTGTGGTATATCCTCCATACTGCCCCAGCAGCATATTATCTTCATCGCGGAAAATCTCAAATCCGTTTTCTTTAGCCGGCAGTTCACCGGTTACCTCAATCACATGTTGACCGATAATTTTAAATGATACAGGATACAATGTTTTAAGACCTATATACTTTAAATTTAACAAAATTGCTCCTTTCTCCGGCACTTAGCCGCCGGTAGCTTTTAGTAATTAAATCAGAATTTAGCGGGCTTAAGTATCACCGTGACGGCAACGGATAACAGCCTGCAAGCTATTCTGCCAACACTATATAACACAGCCCGCGATAAAGGGTATCTGGATAGACACAATAGGACTTTTCATGCCATGATACTCAATTCCAGCGGGGCTTATATGGGAGACTGGAATGGCTACTTTAGCGGAAATAACACAGCCATATATGGTAATGCCTATAGCATTAATCTGGACAGTACCTACCAATTCCGTACATCCGCAGGAGGTGCCGATGCAGTAATAAAAAAATTGGGTAACCCTGAAGTCCATAGGGCTTCAGGAAGTGGCCTTATCATTGATACTGGTAATCCTACCGGTAATATCGGAAGCGTAACTTCCCTGCACTACAAAGGCAATTATCACTGTGGCAATAATAATTGGATCGAAATGGAATACACAATGTCAATTACTTGCGAAAATGGCATAGTTAGGATTAGTGGTGCACCGGGAGGACAGGGTACTTTTACAGTCTCCGCTTTTTCATTAACAGGCGATTAAAGCGCAATTTAAGCAGATATTATGGAACCTGTAACCAAATATATTTTGCCCCGGGGCTGCACATAATAGCTTGCCCCCTTTGCTCCCACAGTGATTGTTATTACTCCATCATTGACAGTTAAGGTGGATGGATGGTGATGATTACCTGGGATCCCTCCTGGAGCTATACCGACCACAGTATCTGCCAGGCCTACATAGTTGTCAGCATTATTATAGACGGATGCCGCAACGCGGGACTTAACATAATCAGGAACTGGGATTGTATAAGTTTTTGGAGAAGTTCCATAGACGGCAAGCTCTCCATAATCAGCTATGTAATAGATTCCGCTACCCAATGGGACCCATGCTGCATCCGCACCTGCCTTATAGCTTGGGACTCCATTCACCATACCGAACTGATAACCATTTAAATTCTGATTTACTTCTTTCAGCAATCTCGCATCCGCCGTTCTCCCGGCAAGAGTATTGGCCATTACCTGCTCCATTGTTGTCAAAATATATTTTTTTAAAAAAGCGCCTTTAAGCGCTGCCTTTATATTTTTTAACAACGTTGACACATCAGCCTTTTTCTTGATTGCAGTCAGCGCTGTCTCTGCATCAGGAACGCTGGCACCGCTTTCATAATCTTCAAAATCAGGCGTTTGGATAGCATTGATCGCTGTATTGGTGTCATTGATATCCTTTGCGCCAAAACTATCTCCTACCGGATTGTAAGGTGTCACATCCTCAAAACTTAGCGTGCCATCTGCATTGGTTACCTGGCGATATTTCCGGTTTCCCGTAAAACCATCATCCTTATAATTAGTCTTTAATGCCACTTTTACTACCTCCTATTCCTAATTTGAATGGCAGCCTATTTTTATGTTCGGCCCAGGTCCCAACGTAGACAGAAATCACAAATTTTTCTTTTGCTGCCACTGGATTTTTACTTATTTTTACGTTTGTTATCTCTATCTGAGCCATGGCCTCCTCCTTAGTCGGTTACCTTTACAGACAGCACAAATGTTTTACCTGCATCGACCGGATTGGGAACAAGTGTAGGCTCTGATACGACGGGTGCCTTTGTATCCAATGTGACTTTGCGCACAATTGTATTAGTTTTACCGGCGCTATCCTTAGATACAACGGTAATCGTATTTAATCCTTCTACCAGCGTAAGGGATTTGTTGAAAGTGCCATCTGCGTTAACGGTAACATTTTCTGCTGCCCCACTATTTAATTTTATTGTAACAGTGCATGGGCTGGATGTAGCATCGTTGGTATTTCCGGTTACGTTACATGTAGGATTTTTAGTTACCAGGTTATCCGTTGGCGCTGTCACATTAAGTACAGGCGGCACCGTATCAATTTTAAATGTGACACTCTTCTGGGCCGCAGCATTGCCATCGAAATCTTTCGCGTCTACTTTGATTGTGTGGCTACCGTCTGAAAGAGCTGTGCTTGGTGTATAACTGCAGTCATATCCTTTGCCGTTTGCAGTCTTAGTAATACCGCTTGTTATCGCAGTACCACTATCAATCGTCAATTTGATTGTATCCGGGTTAACTCCTGAATCATCGTCTGTTATAGACCAAGTTATTGCTGGTTTATTATTTGTCATAAAAGCCGATGCTGTTGGAGCTGTAATAGTAATGATCGGAGCTACTTTCTCTTTTACTGTCAGCCGCAGGGCGCTTCCCAGCGTCGAATCCGTTGCATCCTTAGTTGTTACATTACCAGCTGTATCCTCTGCCCTTATACTGACCGGATAAAAGTGTCCACTTAAAGGATAACTTGATTTTGACGGAGCTGTAATTGTAGCCTCGTAAGCCCCTGTTGTACTGTTTAGTGTAAGGTTATATGTTTGGCCATTGATTGTGGCCTGTACAGTTTTTACGCTCATAAATTGCCTCTTTTTCCTAATGCAAAAGGCAGCCTCCTCCTGGCCATTACGGTTCCGTAAAGCCAGTCAAAAAGCTGCCTGCATTTCTCTTCTATTTTGTTAAGTTCTTCATAATTTAGGAATGGAGAATTTCCACCATGTTCCGGGAAATCCTCTTCCGGTAAACCTGCTGCCACAGAAATATAATTCAGATTCTGCTCAATTCGTTGGAAGTCCTCCGGTGCAGGATCTTCTTCCCATGTTTTATCTGCGCCCATGCCAACAAATTCCACACTATCAAATATAATATCTGCAATCTGCTTTATATAGCAGATGTTATATTTAATACGGTTATAATCGGCAGCATTAAATCTGTCCGGCGGCTCCCAGTGTTTGATATTGATTGCTACACTTTTTTTTACAATGATCTGTAAAATGTCTCCGGAATTATCCCTGTCTTTGACACTTATATTTCCTGCCACATCTTCTGCGTGGATGGTCACAGGATAGCTGCGGTATTGTATTAAGTCATTGTCTGCCGGCTGCGGTGCGGGGATTGTGGCATAATATTTACCGTCTGCACCCAATTCCAATATGTATGTGGTGCCATTCATGGTGGCCGTTATACTTTTTAACGACATGCCACACACCTCCCTCTGCCTAAAGTAAATTGCAGCCGCGGCCGTCCCCTGCTTTGTCCCATTAGATATTCATGCAGCTGCAGGCAGGCGTTTTCAATACGGTTTAATTCCTCAATCGTGAGGAACGGCGTATTCTCATACCATGATTTTGTTTCTCCTTTCCAATATGGCAGATGGTCACGGAGCTTCCCCAGATTATTTTCCAGCAGACTCATTTCATCTGCAAAAAAGCTTTCGTCTTCTGGCGCCTTATCCGGCCCCATTAAGTCGATGGAAAATTCCGGATACATCGACAGGGCCAGCTCCCATAGCTCCCGGACATTGTTTTTAATACGGTTATAATCAACTGCATTAAACAGATCCCCCTGCTGCCATTTACGAGGTTGTATCCACATCCATATACCTCCTTGCTTTGATGGTTCCGGATAGGCCTCCATTATATTTCAGTGTATGGTCAAAGACCCTTACAAGCAGATCCGGCACATATTTGTTTTCCAGATATGCTAGATCATTTGCATCCAGCCGCGGTTCACCACGATATTTCAGCTCATATTCCCGATCTGCCTGCAGATAATTGCCTATCCACTCTGCCAGGTCTCCAGCATGGCCCACGTCTGATACAAGAGGATTTTCCCATACTTCCAAACTGCCTGTAGGATTCAGCCGGCGGCTTACATGCGCCTTGGTTATGATGTACTCTCTTCCGGTAATCGACACCGTACACGCCCCATTTACGCCAGTTATTTCTACCGTGGCAGAATAACAGCTACAATTGATTATCGTCGCCGTTTGACCATCCTGTGGCTCTATGAGAGCACAGGAAAAGTCATAAGAAGGATTGGTAAAATAAAAAGTATAACAGTTATCTTCCTGTGTTACGGATATGGACTCATTAATCAGCTCCTGTACCTCATCATTCTGATTGTATAATGTCCGTACAATCTGCAATTCCCGTACCTTTTCTAATTGTATTCCTTTTGGTGTACTGGTTAGCTCATAACCATAATCCAGATGGTAATCTGTAACATCACCAAAACCCACATAATCCAGCAATATTCTGTTATGAGGATAAGCACTTATAAATTCGATTTCCAATCTATCGAATGTTTTAAATTCCCGGCTGATTATTGTCTCCTGTGAAATATCGTCTATTGTTATGTTTTCTATTGCAACACCATATAAGTATGAATGCAAAATAAATTCAGTCGGCGGGTTTCCTCCAAACTGCATCAGGATACCAAAACAGGTAAAGGCAGCCTCCAGCTGTAAAGTAACCCGCGGATGATTTTTAAAGTTCCCATCCTCCTCACTGATTTCTTGACTCACATACCCCGTATTAAGCCAGGGCTTCTGCTCGGGAAGAAAGAACTGTGTCCCGTCTGCCTTAATAAAATCAGCTGCATATGTGACATATTCGTCCTTTTTTCCTGGGGTTATGATATTTTCCACCTTACTGTATTGTGTTTCGTCCTCTGCGGATGCCGTCATATCGGGAATAAAATTAGACCGGAAATAAATTTTTCCGGTCCTGTTTTGGTATATGATACATCTGCCGGCATTGGCTATTATCTGTAGCGCTTCTTTGTGTGCTACCGCCGGCATAGGATTGTTTACCTTTACCGACATTAGATAAGGATCTATCCAGTATGCCCGCTCATCAACGCCAGCGTCCTGAAATACATCAGCTGCCAAATCATACAGACTTATTCCCTCCGGCCGGTAAATGCCGCGGTAATAAGTCCCATCCATCCAATCAAAGCAATCCGACGCCGAAAATGTCATTTTTTCGTCATCCGCTGACCAATCCTTTAGTGACAGCATTGTACCTGGTATCCATTCAACAGTTCCGTCATCCATTTCCCGGCCATACAGGGCCTCTACCGTCTGGCCGATTTCCAGGAAGTTAATGGTACTCTCCTTATTTTCCACGTCGTAAGCACGATCCTTATTCCTTACTGTCACATCCAGATCAATCGTTGGCAATTCCTCTGATATAGGGCTTATGTGTTCTTTTTTTGTCGCTGATAATATTTTGCGGCTGTCAAAATATATCCCTATTCCCATGGTTATTTGCAAAATCCGGAATCGACTCTGGCCATTTACCATCTTCATCGGCACGAAACGTAGGTATGTAGCTGCCGTGAATATTTCCTCTGTCACATAATGTCCGGCTGCATTTCCTGCGATATCTACAGTATTATTATCTGACTCGATGCGGAAATTTACCGGAAATGCTTTCCCAAATTCTATGGTTAATCCCTTGATATCATACGGAAGTGGAAAGCGTATTTCTATTGGCCCCAAAAGGCCCTTTGAAACGATTCCCTGATTAAGTATTACATCCTCTTTCTTCCGCGGGAGGAAATACATTGTGCCATCCGTTGTGGTGTAATCCTGATCACAGGTCACATATAACGCATCGGGCATGTAATTATCCAGCGGACGTTTAAGATTACTGTAATATGCATAATTCTCTGGTTCAGGGACATACGCGGATGCCTGGGCTTCCTGATTTATTAATCCTATTGTCACCCGCATATACGACAACTGATTTCTGTATTTCTGCCGCATTATACTTTTATATGCGGCACTTGCTTCCTGCATTATTCCATCACCCCGCAGTCAATAAGGTTGACCTTACAGTCCTTATACATGGTAGGCAGACCTTCCTCATTCTCCTCCCATACCTTCGCCGTTCTGTTCCCTGGGTACATTCGCTCTGTTTTCCATCCTCCTGTTGTCATATCTGGGAACTTAACCACAACCACAAATGCCTTAAATTCCTGAAGGATATTTCTCCAAGTCTCCGCATCCAAGTATGACCACTGTAATCCGTCTATCTTATCCTGGTCCCTTCCAACTCTTTCTCCGACAAACTCGCCCAGGGCATTTTTGCCCTGGCTTACATTTGTCGCAATGGTAAGTCCTGGCCCCCGGTCATACGATGGATATTTATGTCCGTTTATATAGATTGCCACGGTTTACCTCCTTTTACGTCTTTCTGAAACCGCTGTATCCGGAACGTTTTTCTAGATCCACAAGCTTCTGCCTGATTTCCCGGATGTCAATATTTACCACCAGTTCCAGATTTTCAATCAGTTCTATTATTTTCTGCAGTAGCTCCACCATAATGGACAAGTACTGTTCACTCATTCCGTCTGGTTTGGATGCCATCGCAACGGCCCTATCTACCATAGCCTGCATCTTATCCTCCGGTGCTACAATCTCTCCATGGTGCCGGTTATCACCGATCATGGCCAGCTGTGGTGTATTTGCACGGACGAAACCACCCTGCGCTAAGCGCGGTAAAGATACTGAGCTAATTGTAGGTATGATATTTGCAGACATTCCAGGTATTTTACCAACAAGGGTATTGGCTCCATTAATCAGCGTGTTAATACCTTCTACTACACGATTTACCATACCCTCAACACCGCCGATTATATTGTTGATAATTCCCTTAATTGTATCCCATATGCCATTCCATATCTCACCGGTTTTTTCTTTTACCGATTCCCATATGCCTACAATGGTATCCTTTACATTCAAAAATGATGTTTCTGCCGTGGTTTTTACATTTTCCCACAAATTTGCCAGGAACAGTTTAATGTTATTCCATATTTCCGATGTAGTAGTTTTTACTAAATTCCATGCATTAGATATTGCAGTTTTTATTCCGTTAAATACGGAAGAGGCAAGGGATTTTAACCAATTCCAAAGTGTGCTTAGTAACGCTTTTATTCCGTTCCATATAACACTGGTTAGGTTTGATAAGCTGGTCCAGGCCAAATTGATGATATTATAGATTATAGTTATGGCACCTGTTACAACCTCCTTCATCAGTTCCCATATGCCATAAAAAATCTCTTTTATGCCTTCCCAGGCAAGTCCCCATTCTCCGGTGAATACGCCGACAATAAAATCAATGACGCCTCCTAAAACCTCGATGCTCTGGGATACTACACCTGATACAGCTTCTCCCAATGCAAAAAACGTATCAACTGCTGCCTGCAAAACAGGAGCTATTGCCGGAATAATCGTATTAACAATCCACTCTATGAAAGGCTTAATTACATTTTCCCATAGAAGAGTGACAGCATCAGCAATCTTACCAATGAGGCCGGTCGCCTTTTCAATCATTGGCTGTATATACTGTTCTGCAAATGGCCCCAGCCTTTCTGCCAAGTCCTCTAATACAGGTTGTATGTGCTGCTGATAAGCTGTTAATAAAACGCCTACAATATCACTAAATCCTTGCGCCAACGCGTCAAACATCGGCTTTACATGAGCGTCATAAACATCACCAATTGTCTGCATGGTGTTATCGACAACACCTTTTACGGTTTCAAGCGCTGTTGCCAGTGCACCAAGGAAACCATCAATAGCACTTTTAAACCCTTCCTGATTGTCGATAAACGGCCTGGTTATCACATCGATAATATCCCGGGCCAGCTTCATGCACAGCTCGTTAACCCCCATAAATGCATTAGCAAATATACCAATTACGGCCGCCGTAACCCGCTGCCCGTTTTCGGCGCCGAAAACTGAAAATATATTCGCAAATGCCTGCGCGAAATTGCCCACAATAACGGCAATCTCCGCTGAGATGTTAAACATATTGATAAGCCGCTGTTTAATCAGATCCTTGTTTTGATCCAGGTAACGGTTAAGGCCGCCAAGAAGGTTTGTGGCAATGGTAATTCCAATACTGGCCATGGCACCGGCAATCTGCCCTAAAGAGTATGCCATCGTATCTAACCAGTGATTAAATGCCGCTACCACCTCTGGATCCGTGAATATCTCTTTCAGGCTCTTTTTGATACCTTCTATGGCTTCCATAAGCGGTTCCAGGGTTACATCACCCAGCCCCGCCTTGAATCCCTCCTTAAAAATATCCCGCAGCTCTTTGAGTCGGTCCAGCAAGCCTTTATACTTACTGTCTGCCTCCTCTGTTGATGAGGTATCAATTTCCCCCATCTCAAATTCGTCCGCAGCATAATCCGCTCCAGCTCCGCCACCACCGCCTGTATCAGTATCAGGATTGAGTATATTTAACTCATCTATACCGGTTGTTGCAGTTTTTATGTCCTTGGCTGCCTTTTTTGCCGCGCTGCCGGCGCCGCCCATTGCCTGCCCTGCATTGTCTGCGGCGTCCTTCACTCCGGCCATGCCTGCTGCCGCTACGGATGCAGATCCACCGGAACCTTTTTTACCGGTTATCATTTCCGTAAAGGCCTTAAAGGCATTGGCCAGACTCATCAGTTTCCCGATGATTGTATTTATCACCTTGATAACCGGTGTTAGAACATTTATAAGTCCTTGTCCGATTGTGGCTTTCAAGCTGTCAAACTGCAGCTTTAAAACCCTTACCTGATTGGCCCATCCATCCGATGTCCGGATGAAGTCCCCGGAAGAGGCCGCCAGCTGGTCCTGCACAAACTGGTACCGCAATGCCACCTTTTCCATCTCGGACATGTTTTTCGTGGTTTTTCCGAAACCGTTAGCCAGGGCATAAGCATCCAGGGCGTTTTGCGTCATAACAACGCCCAAATCTTTAAGAGTCTCAGTTTCACCTGTAAAAACGGATTTTAGCTTTGTATAGGCTTCATCCTGTGAGATATTATAAAAAGATGCAACATCACCGGCCAGGCCCGTCAATGTCGTTGACATATCATAGGCCGACTGCTCACCAAATCCAAATGCCTTGGCCATTGCGCCAAAGGTCCCCGTAAACTTCTTTGCCATGGTCTCTGACAGGCCAAATGATGTAATTGCATTTTTTGCAAAATCATCAACCTGTCTCGACATCCGCGGGAATGTTACATCAACAACATTCTGTACCTCCGCCAGATCGGAACCCAACTCCACACACTGAGCACCAAAGTCTACAATTTTCTTAACTGCGAACGCAGCGGCCAGGGCGGCGCCGGCCTTTTTGGCCATGCCCTGGATGCCGGACATCTGCTGCTTAAATTGATTTTGGTTTACCACCAGGTCCAGGCCAATCTGACCTACACTGTCTGCCATTTATACCACCTGCCTTTTAAATTAAAAGCAGGCGCTGGCTCGCTACTCTTTCGGTGCGGCTCTAGGCTCTGTCCTCTTTACATCCAACTTATTGATTGTTTTACAGCGCGGGCACTTAATTTCTCCTTTTACATATTCCGCAAGGAGAAGAGTCTGCCCGCATCTTTCACACTTTATTTTTTCAATTACTATCACCTCCACAAATGACAGCAAACATCCGTTCCAGTCCTGCCATTTCTTTTTCAAACGTAGCCTGATTCATCTTAATTTCACGTTTTCTCCACTCATCGTATATCTGGCGCTGGTCTCTCGTGAAATGTTTGATAACATCTTTATCTGTTTCTGACCGGATAGCGACTATCCGTCCAAGAGCCGTATCTGGTGATATTCCAGAAATCAGTGCTTTAAATTCATCCCATGATACTGTTTCAAATTCCTTGGTTCGTATGCGCAGCCCGTACTGCGATAAAAAACTGGAAACAATCAGGTCCCAGTCCTCAAACATATCGTAGTACGGGTCACTACTCTCCCTCCGCAGTTCCCTCTACGCCGGAAATAAGCTGTATAGCTTCCTGTACTACAATAATCAGATCCTTGAACCCAAGCTTCAACTTTTCCAGTTCCTTCTTTGATTTTTCCGGAAACATCATCTCATATGCCTCCAGAATCTCCTTAGCTCCCGGTTCATCCCCTGACACCAGCCCCATAACTTTAAGCATAGTCGGAGCATCAGCATTTACTTCCAGTGCTTTCCCCTTAATTATCAGAGCGGGATTCCCTTCGAAACTCAGTTTTTCTGTAATGTCCACTTTTTTCATTTTATTTTTTCCTCCTTATGCTCCGGGCGTTGGAGACGGCGTAAAGGTCGGTGCACCGTAACTTGTTACCTCAAATTCCAGGCTGTCAATATTGGTTGTGTCGCCGCCTCCCGGAGTGGTTACATTTACTACCACATCACAAGACAATGTTGCGCCGGATACCATAACCCACTCAAACTTAGTCATAACATCCTGACCAAATTTCCAGGCAAGACCTGCAATATAGTCATTTCCAGGATCCCCTACGGAACGTTTTCCCTTGAATGCAAATCCCAATTTCTTTCCGGTCATTGCCGCTTTCGCCCATCCTTTTGCATCCATTGCATACCACTCTTCGACTGTTCCGTCGATAGTAGGTGCAAAGTTTTCCAAATCTGCAGGCATAGCCATTTTATCTGTCGAACTTTCAAGGCCTTCAAGGCCAAACTTAAATACATTATTGTGTACGGGATATACTTTTCCCTTTGCAGCTTCAGGCATAGTTTTTTCCTCACTTTCCGAAAATAAAATCCAGCCATATCACATACTCATACACCCCATTATCATCGGTTCCAACGGCAATTGGTTCCGGGACCTGCAAAATAATACAGTTTATGGGAGTATCTCCTATGGATAGGCTGGATACATTTTTTAGTTTTTCATACAGGTTGTAGGCGGCCTCCTCCGATGCCTGCACATCCTTGTCCCAATGAACCAACAGAGAAATACGCCGTATGTCGTAACTGCTGTATTCATAGCCGCCCAAGGCCGTCACGGGCGGCCCGTTTCCCTGCCGATGATATACACCGACAGAATGGTCTTTTTTGTTATTAAGTTTCCCGATATACACATTACTGCCATCCACAATGCCGGCTATGTATCCCCGAATATCATCCAGGGTAAGCATCACACACCACCCGCTTTCCTGTAATTTTTTTTAAAGGCTTCCTTTGCAAAATTTTCCTTGTCACCTCCTGGCAGCCAATCTTCATACCATTCTCCTTTAGCATTCGGATTTTCTTGAGTCTGGAAATGGTATTCCGGATGGTAGTACAACCGCCTTGCATATGGTGTACTGGTTACCAGCCTTACCCTGCCTTGCCCTAAGTCCTTAAAATCCATAAAAAAACTATCTTCCTGCAGATGCCCAGTATCAAATGGCATGACCTGGGCCTGCACCACTTCTGTATGCAAGTCTTCTCCAGTCAGCTCTGCGGCGATCACCGCTGCCTCTGTCAGTTGCCTAAGGCGCGGAAAATTCATTTTAACAATTGATTTAACCTGCATCAAACCACCTCCAACTGGCAGTAATTCACTGTCCCGTCAGGGTTCCTAGCCTTCATCCCCTGCTCTATCCTCCGCTCTTCACCAAAAATGATTACGGTACCCCCGCTTAAGGTTGGGAAGTCCGGGGCAATGTCACCAGGGAACAGGGCCGTCCCTGTAATCTGCACCAGCTTCTTCTCAGCGGTCAGGATGGTCTTGGCCCGGTCCTGGAAGTTGCATTTCAGATCCAGGTTCGCTACCTTCTCTGGCTGACCGTGATTGTCTGTGTCCTCTGACTCCAGATGGACGTATATATCCGTCTTACAGAGCCGCTTTGGCACTAAGCATGGATACTTCATAGGCTCACCTCGCTAAACGGCAGCATAGGCCCGTCTGGGACAGCAGAGCATATACATCTCGCTTCATTGCCACGCCCTTGCCTGTAAATACATTCCAGGAACTGCCAAACTGTGCCGATACTCCATTGATGCTATAGCTCTGCAGGATGGTGTTAATCTCATCTGCGTTCTCATACTCAAATTCTGCCTGCTGGCAGACCACCTCCTGTACTACCTCCCGCTGAAAGGGTGATAAATCAGTAAAACCCTGGCCCATAATCCGATTATAGGTCAAAGAGTCTACATGCCTGGAAGCCAGCAGGAGAGCTTTGGGAAGTTCCTCTGTCGGGATTGTCTTACCTTTATATGTTTTCTGATAATATTCCGGTGATACATAGGATTCATACATATTACTCACCAGCTTTCTTGATGCCGGCCTTCTCTTTCTTCTCTTCTACTGCCGGTTTTGCCCCAGCGTCTTCCAGCTTTACTTTCAGCTCCTCATTCTCTTCTCTGAGATCGTTTACCAGCTTCCGCAGTTTCTCAATCTCTTTGACCGCTTTCATATGATCCTCATACGGAATTGTTTTTCCTCTTCCGTATGCGACCACTTCACCTGTATCACCAATTATATCGAAACCGCTGTCCTGATAAAATTTCTTCTGTGTATCATCGATCGTGTATTCTTTATTCCCTTTAATTGCTTTCACTTCTGACCTCCTTATGCTCCTTCAGCTTCCACATTCATAGCACATCCTTCTATTTTCTTTTCCAGAAGGAACAGATCCCCATAACAACGGTTTTGATATAAGTATCCATCCGCTGTCCTTGAATCCGTTCCAGGTGTAAACAGCTTGATATAGCTATACTTATCACGGCAGACTACACAGGAAGTATGGATAAGAATCCAGTTAATCTGCTTTGCATCAGCCGCAGCCACACATCCAGTTGTGAAGTCATACTTAGTCTTCATTCTGGCCGCCGGAACCATCTTTATGGTTACATCATCCAGACTATGCACCTTACGGTTGATTGTGGAGGGGGATGTGACAGTCATGACCCTCTGGAGTCCTTCCGCTTCCTTCACAATCTTATTCATGGTTGGGGTGACATACAGTATCCTTCCTTCCTCCGGAACCCCTGCCTCATCCATCCTGGCCATCTCTTCATCAAAAGCCTCCAGGAAATTGGCTGCCGTAATGACATCAGTGCTGATACGTCCAGAATAGGAGGTCAGCTCTGCATGAAGTTTGGAGTAGCGGTAGGAATCCTTCTCCGGGATAGCCTGTTCGGTCTCAAAGGTATTCTGTATATTCGCCACGGATAAAGTCAGGTTGGTCTCATCAATGTCCATTGGGTCAACCCAAAACTCCACATCCCTGTCATGTTCCAGTTTCTTTGCCTCCCAATCGTTGCTCAGGGTGCCCCCGTTAAATCCCGGTGTCCTTGTATGGTCTTTATACCCAGTCACTGTCATCCTCGGAAGCTTGATGGTCTGGGCGTTGATAAATTTCACCTGCTGGTTGCTCTGTGTCAGTGCATCAGAGCATAACTCCTTTGCGTACTTTTGCTGTAGGAGCTGGGTGAAGGTTGTTGCATAATCATATACTGCCATTTCTTAATCCTCTCTTTCTTTAAAGTCCGAATGCCTTTTTAAGGGCATCATCTGTTGTCTGGGTCTGTTGCTGTCCACTTGCTGCACCTACCTGGATAAATCCGGTTGTGCCCGCAGCCTGTGGTTTCAGCGCCGGGATGTCCTCCAGCACTTTGTTGAGGGCTGTCTTGATTGCATCGTCATTGATTTTCCCATCCTGTCCCATTACCTGGCTTAAGTCTGCCATCTTAAGGACATACGGAATTGTCTTTGAATCAATACCAAGGGAGACGGCCGCCAACGTTGCTGCGCTCTGTATCTGGGCCTGCTGTGCCAGCGCCTGGGCCTGCTCCGCCTGCTGCTGTAATGCGTTCACATCCGGTTGCTGCGCCGCCTTCTGGCTTTTGAACGTTGTTATTGCCTGCTCAACCTCTTCCTGACTCAGCCCCTGCTGCTTAAAATATGCTTTCAGGGCTGTATCTTCCTTTGCCGCCAGCGTTCCCTCAAGCATCTGCTTAATTTTTTCATAATCAACTGTAGGAGACTGCTGTCCTCCTGTAGTCCCAGATGCTCCCTGTTGTGTTCCTCCATCCGGCGGTGTTTCCGGGCCAGTAGCGGCCCCTTCTGCAAAAAATTGTAAGTTCATTGGCAATCTGTTCATAAAAAAATCTCCTTTCCATTTTGAGGGTGTCTCCCTTGTTTCTTTCCATTGTCTTCGGTGTCACCGGCCGCGCACATTTTTAAGCCTTATCGCGTTTGGGCATAAAAATAACGCCCAGGATAATCCTGCGCGCTTTTCTATAATAAAAATACCACCAGCTATTAATCAGCCGGCGGTACTATATACAACTCCCCCAAGTTTCGTTAATAATTTCTCCATCCTTGCTACATTCTCTGATGACACATTTCTCAGCGACATCCTCATCAACATTTTTTCCATCAGCAGCAAAATAATAGATTTCAGAATATGCCCCGCCGCTTGGTGTTGGTCCATCAATTCTTTTATATTTCATGTCTCCACCTTCTTTCAGCTTAAAATCAATTTGAGAATGGCGGCCCTGTTCGGGAAGTTTTTCTCAAATTCTTTTTTATCTGCAACATACTCCGCTATGCTTTCCGCAAAATCTTCTGCCGCTGAGTTTTCACCATATGTGGTTGGTGATTTTCTACCTGCTTCTATTATATCTTTTTCAACGGCAGATGTCCATAAATCTTCGGAAGAAAACCGTTTTCCTGTGGCAGATATTTCTGTGTCTATATAATGCCCTACTTCATGACAATATGTACGAATTACGATGTCCTCATCATGGGGATAATCGTACCTGTAAAACGTTATTTTATCACCACCCGTTGCATATGACCGTGAGAAGTTTTGATAAACTTTTTTCCAGTAAGCATCCATAGGATTGTAATAATCTACAAACTCAATGGTTTTCTGCGCCCTCAGCCTTATCTCTTCCGGCACCTTCTGCCACAATTCGATGGCTTTATCAGCTTTCATGCTCTGCTTATTTGACTTTATATTGCGTGGGAATATAAAGCGCGTTCCATCTGGAGTCTCATATATTTTGGCTAATCTGGCTTTTGTACTTCCTCTTTTGCCATCAGAAAATCCATAATCCTCTATACTCAGAGAACACTCCACGCCGCCCACCGTAACTGTGCTGCGCTTTTCCCATTCCTCTGCTTTTTTCTTATAATTTTCTTTATTTTCCTCACTTAAGGAATTTTTTGAAAGTCTCCGAAACTTTTCAGCCTGTCTTTTTGCATATTCCTGATCGGTTTGTTTCTTGTTTTTTTCTCCAATCGTATCCAGTTCAGCTTCTGTCCAGGTATCATCAGCTGAGGTGATTCCCGGAAAATAGGTTGTGTGGCTATCCTTGCACCGTGGATGATATAGGCCTGCTGCCACAGCGGTACTCATCAGAGGATATGGTCCATCGGATACCTTTCCTCCACTCCATACATCATCAATGAGCACTTTGCCTACGAACGGAAGACACTTCGGGCACGGGTTTCCTCCACGTTTATTCAAAATAACCGTAGTGATTCCCCATTCCTGCCGTTTTTCTCCCTCCCCCTGTAGGTATGCCCGTTTTGATGCTGTCCTTATTGCCATATCCGCATAATCTGCCAGTGTATGGCGGGCACCGTTGGCATATTCCACACAGTTCAAGCCGCTTGCCAGCATGTCCTTTGTGGCCATATCCACAGCTTTTTCATACGTACCGGCGCCGCTATTTGCATATACCTGTGCATTGAAGATAGCCTTACGATATTGGTCATTGGCCATGCGTAGGATAGCCGTTTCCGCACGTTCCATATCTTGTGTGGTGGCCTTTATTAAGGCTTCAAGTTTCCTATCGTTTAATCGGAAAAATTCTCCTGTAGCGCCCTGAGAGAGTTTCTTTATTCCCTTGAATCCGTTTCTTATGGCTGCAAGTATTTTTATTTCCTGCTCCATGTTCCCGGTTTCCCTGGCCTGCTCAATAAGCGCTGCCATAGTTTTATTGAGATCCTTAAACTGCCCTACAAAACGCTTCTGATTCTCTATCTTATACTTTTCAAGGGCTTGCAGCTGCTCTACCTGCCACTGTGTCCACTCAATGCCTTCCTTGGTTTCCTCAGCCCTATGATGGTCCATGTTCCGGACCATTGATGCTATAAGTTCATTCTCAATAGCTTGGAATGCGGCACCGATATCGTACTCAGTCACGATATCACCTCCCGTTTACATGCACTCTATATCCCTGCATCTTGAATTGCTGTATCAGCTTTTTTAATTGAGTAATGCTCTTACATTTATCGCATCTCAACTCAGCGTAATCTTTCTTTTCAATAGCATATATTCCGCATGTAACCTGTTCACTCGCCACTTTGAGGAGACCTGCGTATTCCTCCCGGCTCATTTTGTACAGACGGTTCATTACTTTGACTTTCACCTGACATCCCTCCTTTTACCTTTACCTGGAATCCTCCTGCAGACATATTAATGCCCGGCTCGGTTTCTTCGACAATACCCTGTTCTGCTTTCAAACGGGCAATCTCTTCTTTCTTCCAGGTATCATCCTTGCTATCTCCATACAGTTCTTCGACCTGCGCTTCAATACTCATCATCGGAACGCCGGGCCTGGCCTTGGCCAGAGTCTCTACCTGGCTTTCAAATGACGGATTGGCGTATTCTCCGAATGGAATGTCCACTTTGATTTTTTCCACTGATTTTTTGTGCAGGATATTATAGGCATTAATGGAAGCGCCAACCAATTCCGGAAGAGTCTCCTGCAGGGCCTCAACAATAGCATTCCTGGTATAGAGTGTGGCCTTCTCCTTCTCTCGCTGGGCTTCGGCATTATCAAGTTTCTTGACATCTATGCCTAGTGTAGACGGACTAATAACTCCCTGCAGGCACAAATCCAATGCTGTGCAATAAGAGGCCAGATAACTCTCATGAGGGATGTTCGGTTGATCAGTATTGACCTTGTTTTCAACATCTTCCCCCATATCGTTATCGGCAGCAAAATAACGGTTGTCAAAAGGATTAGGCCGGATGATCCTTCCTGTTTCAGGATCGTGAGGCACCAGACATTCGGGTATGTATGTTTTAGCCCTTCCTGCGCGGAGCGCGTCCATCCACTGGCTCCATGTTTCGTCGAATGCGTCAAAACTATCAAGCTTACCGTCGTAAATACTGCCACCGCGGCCCTCATACTTTGCAGATTCATATATCTGCACAGGCACGGCCAGTATAACTGACTTATCAAACGATACGTCGCTGATATCTTTCGTTGCATCAATGGCATGTAGTTGCACCGGTGCAATTCCTTTGTACAGCTCATTGTGAATATATCCATATCCATAATGCTCATACAGGACATATTGCTGCTGCCCGGCTGTGTATGGAGTTTTAAATACTACTTCCTTTACCCGGTCCCTGCTTCGTATAATCTCAATACGTTCTCCAGGATACCATTCCAGGATAGGGTATTCGCTTACCGTTGTATCTATCGTGACCTTGAAAGCGCCGTCACCAATATATAGAGTTTCTTTCAGCGCCTTCTCCATTTTCCGCGGGAACTTATTTTCTTTTGAGATTTCTTCCCATAACAGCCTCTGCTGTTCGTTGTCTCCAAAATCAAAATCGTTCATGTCATCCAAAACTATGCCTGATAGGATCCGCACAATGAGGCCGGGCAAACCGGTATGTATCTTTCTCATTTCCATCCCCGGTGTGCACCGGCTGGCCCAGAACTTATATTTATCGGCATATTCCGGATTTTGCTGATACATCTGCTCCAACTCATTGCTGTCCCCTCGATACCATATGCGGTTCCGGATTGCATTGGCCTCATAATCCAATACCTCATTTATCTGTATGCTGTATGGGCTGGCAGGCATAACATTCAGCCAACTTCGTATTCCCCGCTTAATGCTTTCATTCATTTTATTTAACCACCTCACCGTTTACCGTCCTTTCCGCTCCCGTTCATCATGAGCCATAAACAAATAACGATCGTCGCGCAAATTATCAATGTTTTCATTACTGATATCATTCTTTTTCCTCCTCAAATCCAATTAATGTACGATAAGGTATCCATGCATACTGGTTGGCATTGATTGTATGATCGTTTTTATCCTCCGGCTGATCCTTATCCTCATCCCAGGAATACCGATCGATTTCTGACAGATGTTCCACACAGGTATCCACTACCAGGTAACACCCCTGCTGTATCCATCCAAGCTGCAGGTTAATGCGGTCTAAGATTTCCAGTTTCTTGTATGCGTCCCAGAAATTGTATAGACATCCTTTGAGCCGCTTGTATTTGCGTAACTCCGTAATTGTCGCCTGGTCAGCATTATCTATATAAACATCTTTCGCAAATCCCCATTCTTTTCGGCATTGCTCCAGGAAGGATACAAACTTTATCGCCGTATCACTCGGGGCCAGCGGTATATCAAGCTTGGCATTGTTATATACCTTCTCAGCCAATGTAATAAGCTTTCTGTCCTCCGTAATCCCTTGGAATATCATGGCTATGGTATCCGGGGACTTAGAGGAATAGGATGTATCCAGGGCGGCTGTGAACTTTTTAAATTTGAGTGCTTTAGCCTGCTTGACCGTAATCACATGCTTTTTGCGGTCAAAATTCGGGAATACCAAGCCGGTTGCCTTACCGCGCAGGCCCTGAATCTTATTTTTCCAGATTTTTGTTCCCTTCGGGGTATTCTGTATAATCTGCTGTAGCTTCTCCTCCGGCAATCCCAAATTATGGACAAAAGAAAAGAACCAGTGCACCCATCCGGGTTTTGGTTCCTCCTTCAGTTCCGCTATTATTTCTGGCGGAGTTTCCTCCGTCCATTCCGGAAGCGGCCTTGAACAATTGATATATTCCTTATACACCTCCAGGCCAGGATCATCAGGGTTAAGAGTGGCCATCAAATAATCACACCGCATTGCCGCCTCTCTGACAAAGTCTATATCGGCTGTATTTATTTCGTCGATATAGAGACAGCCATACTGGCCACCCAGAGCGTCCCTCCACTTCCGTTTGTTACCATAGCCAATAACAAATATTATTTTATCTCCACTTGAGGTATGGAAAAGCAGGTGCGGCATTTTGTACTCTCCGGATCCATTGCCTTTGTATTCCACCAGTACCCCAAAATCATCCAGTATTCCCAGGTCTTTCTGGATAATATTCTTCTCAGCGGCGCCTGTATCATCTGCCGCCAAAATATGCAGCTTCTTGTGGCTTCCTGCTACTTTAAGCATAAACTTGAATAGCCCCACTGTCGTTTTTCCTGCCGCTGTGGTCCCTTCAAGAAATTCTGCTGGCGCATCACATTTGATAAACGCCTTGTATTTGTCAGAAAGCAGCAGCCTTTCAGTACTCATTACCCATCACCACGCATCTGCTTTATAAGGTCATCCAGCTTTGTTTTTTCTGTATCCAGGCTGCCTGATACCTCTATCTTATCTTTAAACATTCCCAAATGTTTGCCCAAAAGTTCCAACGCTTTTATCTTATCTGCCATTTTAATTTCACGTTCCAGTCCATCTTCTCCAAAGGTTTTTACTTTTACAGATTGTATGGCTGCTGTATCCTCCGGCAGTGCCCCGTCCTTAATTGTCGCTGTTTTGGGATCTATTACATCAATAGCATTTACGAGAGCTATCTTTGCCAGTTCCTGAACCACACGATCTGCATTAATACCTGTTCGCTTAGATCTCTCTGCCATTGCCTTGTCGATATGTGCCCGAATGTCAAGTTTTGTCAAGTTCTCATTGCCAATTTGTTTTGCAGTACTCGGACTATATCCAGCACGTATTGCCGCCTGTGTTGCATTCAAATCAATTAAATATTCTTCAATAAAAAGTTTCTGTTTTTTAGTCATTCAATCAACTCCATTCCATTTTGGCCAGTATTTTCAACAATAAATGCCTAACCGCTGTTGCAGTCAGGCATTTATTTTGGAGTGCTGATATGTGGGAGGAGGAAATCTTTTTCTGGATTCCCTAGTTTTGATTATATCACACTTTTTTATGCATTTTATGCAAGTTTATATAATTTTCTATTTTTCTACTTACATTACTTTGAGACATATGGACATTCTTCCCAACTTCTTCCTGAGACAATCCATCCATATAACTCATTCGAAAGATTCTACGGGTGAGGCTTTCAGGAATTTCTTCAATCCATAATTCTACTTCTAAGCAGTCTGCCTCCAACTCATCAAGACGAGATTTCCACTTATTCTTTAACCTCCATTCTTTTTGATAATCGTATCCAATAACAGATTGCGGCCGTGGATATCCTTTTTTATAATCCAGTATCGTATCATTGCCTACTAAGCTGTCGCCTTCTCCTACATGCTCCAGTTTCTGGCGTAATTCAAAAGTTTCATCCTTTTTGCTTTTATATTCTTCCAGCCTTTCTTTTGTCATCTCCACTGGATTATCCTCCTCCAATCTTTTTATGCCTGCTGCCTCTGGAATCACTTTACTTAAAACAGGTCAAGTACATTATATTTTTTCTTTGTAAACGTCAAGTTTCTTATACTTTTTTATATAAATCAGAATTTAGGAGGGAACCGTTTTGGCTACACAGCAGATGGCCGCCCTGGATG